CTCAGAGGTCTTTTGACTGATACCAACATCAAGCAATTGGTTGTTGATGATGGTCAATTGACTCAAGGTTACGTTGTCGAAGAGTTCCACGTTTGGGTCGATGGTACAGGGGCTGACGGTGTTTATGCTGTACTCGGCAAAGAATACGACATGAGACCTGCTGGAGATGCTTCAGACAGTCGGCAGATTGCATGGGCTGGGAACGGCTGGGGATCAGGAGGTACACCTACTGGTGATTCATTCTCCGTCATCGACCCCGACCATGTAATTCTCCGTGATCTCTACATTCGCAACACAAGCAACGACCCTTGTAATTACCTCATCGTCCTTCGACAGAAAAACCTCAGCGATGACGAAAGCATTCTACAACTAATCAAGGAGAGATCGCAAGATGACACAAGATGAGAATCCAATTGAAGAATCAAAAATGCCAACTAAGACTGAGCGGTTCGCTCAATGGCTTATGACCAGAGAGGAGCGACGCCAAGAGAAGGAGTCCAACCTCGAAGGTCTGGTCAAGATGAACATGCTCGTTTCATTTCTCACTCTCGGTTTGGTCGGTGGGTTCGAAACTGTTCAACTTGCTATCACAATGATCCCCTACTTGTAGGGATAGAACAGCGTTCAATGTGTGCCACCAATTGTTCAATACCCAATCTGCTGGGGCGTGAAATGGATCTTCTGCCATGTTGTCAATTGTGCCACCGATCATTTCCATTACGATGGTCACTAAATCAATCTGTTTTTGATTCATTCAAATCCTCTCCATCATCCCAGCACTTGTCACAAATGTATGGTTCGTCAATTGGTTCGGTTCCATCAGGCATATTGCATCGAGGACAGTAAGGCATTAGCACTCACACCTCCATGTCGTGCAGCACTTCTTGACATCAGCGTAGGCCTTGTGAACCTTCGGCTTGGTAAAAGTCCACCATTGCTTGCAGCTACCGCAACGGATCGCCTTCATCGGTGCATCTTGAGGTCGTGCATGCCAGACGACGCCACCGTATCGAGGAGAATCCTTCTTCGAAGGAGCAACATTTGCAGGTCGGCCAATGGTTCTGCCACAATTGCAGAGGAAAGTGTTCACGATCGCCATCACTCATCACCCCAACATACTGCACATTTGCCACTCTTGTGTCGAGGATTGCACTTATTCTTGTCTTCTCCATGAACTCTACCCGTTTCAGGAGCGACGTGAGCAGCCTCACGTGCCTGAACCATCGCATGTGTGCGTAGTTTTTGCCGCACCCATCCCGAAAAATTGCCGATTCTTTCAGCAATTATGGCAGTCTGTTCATCAAGCGTTATCGTTTTCGGTATCTTCCGCATAGTAAAAGCCAATGCGTATGTATGTATAAATATGTCGTGCGTAGGCCTATCGGCAGCGATAAACTGGCAACGCATTAGACACGGCCACTTTGAAAAAGAAGATTAAGGTGCTGGATGCAATGTTAAACTAGGTTTACTTTTTACACTAGGACTATCTCGGGAGGATCATGGCGAAGAGCGACTCTTTCTTTATTCGAGCAAAAACAAACACGAACGGAACAACCTACGCACAAACAAGTGTAGATCTTGGGGCATATGTTGATGCTCTGGGCAAGTCGGTTCTACGCATCCACAACATCGAAGTCCAATATGGATCTCCTCTGGAACTAGTCAATGGCGCACCAACGACTACGAGCCGATCAGGATTCCAACTCACAACCCAATCTCAAACTGCATTGGTTGGCATTACCGACAAATCCGTCATTGCATCTGGCTCCCTCACCATTGCCACAAACGCCACCAATGCAGACTTTATTCAAGACACCCTTGATGTCGGGCCTCAGCGATGGACAAAGGGCTACTTGGTTGGTGTCGAGCAAATCTATCTTGGCGTCGACCAGACCTTTGACCATGTGGATGAAATCTCAATCATGCTTGAATGCACTGTGGAAACCCTCAGCCAAGCAGGGGCAATGGCACTCGCTTTGAGCCAGCAATGAGGTGTACTCATTGTCGCCTGAAGAAAAGATGTTGTTAGCTGCCCGCCTCAGGGCGATCGCTGACGGCTTGCTCATCCCTACTGCCACACTTACTGGCCTCCCTCCAAGTCTTGTTCAGGGATTTGTGGAAGGTACTACCACTGGCGCAGTAGAGGCCGCCAAAGCCCCAAAGAAGCGCAAAGTGTCCGCATACAATCGGAAATACAAGGCCGCCTTCAAGCGTGTATCTCCTCGATACAAACTCAAGAACGGTAAGTGGAAGAAGAACGGTTTCAAAGCAGCTGTTCGTGCCGCTCACAAGATTGCTGGGGGTAAGAAGCGATGAGGCGTCGATCACTCAGAGGTCTTTTGACTGAT